GAGATCGAAGTCGAGGCGGACCTCGTGGTACTGGAGGGCGATGAGGGGGAGAGCCAGTCCGGGGTTGCGGTTAAAGAAGAAGATGAGGGGGAGGTAGATGGCACCGGAGGCGAGGGAGCCGGGGGTGCACATCTTACCCCACGTGGCCTTCTTGGACTCATCGAGGTAGAGCTCGGAGTACAGACGCCACCAGCGCTGGTAGTGCTTGTCGATGCGCTGACCACCGATGGACAGCTCAACATCCTTGATGGCACGCTCGGCGGCCCACATGGCGTCATCGGCGGCGCCGGTAAGCTCAGCGAGAGAAGCCTTGGACTTCATCTCGACGTACATGTCGGAGATGAGATCACCGTTGCGGGCGATGGTAACAGAGACGCGGCCGTTGTCAGCGGCGGTACCGTTGACGGTCTGCTCAATGTTCTCCATCGCGAAGTTAGTGTGGCGGCGGTAAACCGCCTGGAAGAAGGTAACCTTGGGGTTACCGGTAAGGTAAACGTCTTGGGCGCCGTAAGCGACTAACTGCATGAGACCTCCTGCCATTGTGTATGTTTTGTACTATATACAGAGAAAATAATTTGGCCTGATGATCACGCACATAAAGAATTGAGTGCGAAAAACACGGATGACTTTTTCCTCCGGTTACTTTAAATATGTCCCAGCCTGAAGAAGTAGAAATTTCCCCTGAAGTATCTGACGAGGATCTCACGGAGTATGAGCAAGATGATGAAGAGATGATCAACATGGAAACCCTGATCAGCTCTACCCTCATGACGGAGGAGGGTGACACGGTGTGTACCGCCCTGGTGAACATCGGTCGCCAGCTCGAGATGCAAAATAAAATTTTGGTGAAAATGTTGTCCAATCTCCAGAACAGGACTTAAAAATTTGGGTCGTATAGTATATAAATGGCGACCACGCACTTCATCGATGACCAAGCGAACAGGGACGAGGCAAACAGCGCTATGTGGTCTAACCAGATACAAACATTTGACAAAGAACAACTTATGGATTTATTGATTCGATTAGAAAACGCCTGGAAAATTAACGAACGTGATAATGCTTATGTGTCTCACCGTATTGGATACGAAAACTTTTTCTCCCGGGATGAGATTGGTGAAGATGGCTACCCCAAGGGTACCGTTGACATTGAACGAATCTGTGGTATGTATACTCGCATGAGAGATCGCCTGTGTGAGATGTATCATCGAGCGGATACCTTGGGTATTCTCGATGAATATGATGAAAATGATTTAAAAATATCTGTCCGTGTCAATAGGCTCATCGATCAGGTGGATGATGCCTGGCAAATTGTGTTTCGCATAGAACGTACTAATGAACGAATCAATAATCCCATGTATGTCCCCATAAACCCTGAATCGGATCCTTCTATATTCAGATTGTCCACCATCTCTAAACCAGAAGAACTTTCTCCCTTTCAACAAGCCATTGTACAAATCCTCAGACACTTGTACGTGAAGAATATTCGTCGATACAAGGGTATGTGCTGCACGGAAATTAAGACCCCCACCGGCTGTTCCACCCGTGCGTGGAAACCCATCATGACTGTTCAAGAATTTGTATACAGTGTAGGTAAGAAGGAGGTTGAGTTTGAGCTGTGGAAGAATCTGACATCGAGAGGCACTGCTCATAGAGATGTCATCAATCATCTTCTGAATTGTAACGACATGCAGTTTCCTGATATTGTCAAGAATCGCCACGTGTGGTCATTTTCCAATGGTATTTTCATCGGGAAGGAGTGGTCAACTGAGGATAAAAAGTACAAGTCAGCATTTTACACGTACGATTCACCCGAGTTTAAGAATCTCGATCAGACTGTGGTGAGCTGCAAGTATTTTGATCAGGAGTTTAACGACTACGATCACCTCGAGGATTGGTATGATATTCCAACACCCTTCTTTCAGTCGATCATGGACTATCAAGGTTTTGACCCCGAGGTGGCGAAGTGGATCTACGTGGTGGGTGGACGCCTGTGCTTCAACGTAGGTGACATGGATGGTTGGCAGGTGATTCCCTTCCTCAAGGGTGTGGCCAGATCTGGTAAATCCACCATGATCACGAAGGTGTTTCGTAAGTTTTACGAAGCGGAAGATGTACGAACTCTCTCGAATAATGTTGAGAAGAAGTTTGGACTGTCAGCCATATACGATTCGTACATGTTCATCGCACCCGAGGTGAAGAATGATCTTTCACTGGAACAGGCTGAGTTTCAATCCATCGTGAGTGGTGAAGATGTGTCTGTCGCCATCAAGTGTGAAAAGGCGAAATCCATCGAGTGGAAGACACCCGGTATTTTGGGTGGTAACGAAGTGCCGCAGTGGAAAGATAACTCTGGGAGTATTCTGAGGCGCATTCTGACGTTCAACTTTGGGAAACAGGTGAAGGCTGCCGACACGACCCTCGAAGATAAGCTGGCGCTCGAGATACCTGTCATCCTTCAGAAGTGCGTGAGGGCATACCTAGACTACGCACAGAGGTATGCAAATAAGGATGTGTGGAACGTTGTACCTGAATATTTCAAGACTGTTCAGCGACAGGTTGCCATGGTGACGAGTACACTAGAGAATTTCCTACAGTCTCCGGTGGTCAAGATCAACACCGAGGGATGCTGCCCCAGGGCGGAATTCGTATCCAAATTTAACAACTACTGTCTCGCCAACAACTTGGGCAAACCAAAGTTCAACTATGATTTCTACGCAGGGCCGTTCAGTCAGAGAGACATCACGGTGCGTCATCACACGGCTCTTCACAAGGGTAAGATGATGGCGAATCAGGAATTCATCTTCGGTCTTGAACTGATTGATGAAGATAACGAAGGATTCGGTGCCGACTATTAAAATGTTCATACATAGTAACAAATGTTTAATGCGTTTTTGAACAACAACAACAACAACAGTGTTCCAGTAGATAAAAAATTAATGGTGAATGTTGCTCGTTTTCTCACGAACGATGAGAGGGTAGAACTGAAGAAGAACATAAACAACGGTAAAAACATCAACAGTAAGATGAATGCCATGGTGAAGCGTAAGTTGAACAGTGTAAACATGTCAAAATTTAGTGTCAGCCCTCTCAAGTTGGGATTTTTCAACGCCATAGTGAATGATAAGTTTGACAAAAAGGAGCGTATAGATTTAGTTAAAATTTTCAACAAAAAACCTCATGGTCGTAAATCTATTCCTAGATCGAGTTTAGATATTGAAATAAAAAGTATCAAATTGTATTTCGGACAGTTTAAAGTGGGTGCGGAACATTCTTTAAGTGGTAAGTTCGGTGAGATTGATCCCAAGAAGAAATATTTCATGGCACAGATAAGTGCCCACGTGTATGACGGAAAAGCAAATCAGGGTATTACCTTCCGTGTGTACCGCAACGGGAAGATTCACTTTTCTGGTGGCATTCTGAACAACAACATCAAGCAACCCGAACAGATTCGAAAGTACATAGTGGATACTTTCACGGAACGTGAATCCTTTTTATATTCACCCATCATGTACAACAACACCACGGGGCAATTCGATGTGAAAGGATCTATAAATCTTTCGGGTGTTGTGAAGGCTTTCCGATTGAGTACAAAAATTGATTATGAACCAGAACTTAGAGCGGCGCTTCGCATGGACTATCTGGGTACTTCACTGCAGCTCTTCACGACGGGTATCATACAGGTGTTGGGTGTTCGAACGGAAGAGGAGATGCTCCAGGCTTACAACATGGGGGTGGACCTCGCCACACAGTTGTACGTATTGGGACTCATCGTGCCATCTGGAGGTAATGCCAAAAGTATCGTGAAGAAGAAGCAGAAAAAGGTTGTCGCGTCAAATAAGAACGTGTCTAACATCACGTATAATTTGAATAAGAACAAGGTGAAAGTTTCCAAAAAGTTATGTACCCGTTTACCCAAGCCCGAACTCGTCGCAGCCGCAAAGAAGATTGGTGTGGTCGACATCAAATCTACCACCACCAAGGATAAGATTTGTGACATGATAAAAGCTCGTGTGTTTGGAAACTTCAAGGTGGAGAATAAACCTTGTCTGGCATACACCAAGGCTAAACTGACACCTCTGGCCATAGCGAAGGGTGTTACCGTCACGGATGCGGATACCGTGAAGACCATTTGTGAAAAACTCCAGGCTCCACCCCCAAAACAAAAGAACGTCGCCAAGGCGAAGGCGACCGCGAAGGCTGCCGCCAAGGTAAACACCACCATGCAGAAACGTCGGCTCACGAATAACACCATAAAGGAAAATCTGCGAACGCTTTATGGTAAAAGGTGGTTGAATAAATACGAAAATGTCATGCCTTCGTTGAATGAAAACGTCGCAGACATAAAGAAGCGCATAAACGCTCTGAACGTCAAAAGAAACAAGAAGGGTATACCCTTCAAGAGCGAAGCAAACGCCGTGAAGAAGATGTCGGTTCGCGAATGGAAGTTTACTCGAAAGAAAATGTTGAACAATAAACTGAATGCGTTAAATAACAATTTTGCTAATGAACTCGAAAAGCTACTCAATGTGGAGATTGTTGAACCGAAGAAAAAGAAAAAGAAGTTCCCTAAAGGTACAAAGGTAGAACAGTTATAAGATGGAGAATCCACGTGAACTCTTTCTGAGAAAGACCATGGGTAAACCAGGATTTCAGGTAGACCGAAGCTATTCAGCACACATTCGTGATTCTATTTTAGAGTCTATATTCTACACGATAGCAGATTATATCCAACATGAAAGAATCACGGAAGAGTTGCACATGGGAAGATTGGAAAGACTTCACTCGTTTCCTGTCGCCTTTCTAAATTGTGAAGATCCTCATGAATGGCTGGAGAAGAATAGACAATTGGACGATAGAAGTCTCATCGTATTCGTGTATGACAACATAGATACTATGAATCATGGGAAACATAGACGTACGCTACTGTACCTGGTCAACATACTAAATTTTGATTTATAAATTTTTTAGGTTCTGAAACTTGTTTGAGATGGATGGTATGATAAGAAAAGTCATATCCAACAAAGGCATCTTTAATTTCGTTCGACACTGTGAAAGCTTCATAGTCTCGAGGGTTTCCTGAGCATACGGATGTCTGTTCAATTTTTAAAAGGCGATCTTCCATCATGACAAAGTGTTTGAGAGATTCGGGGGACAGGCCATCTTCACGCATCTGTTCAAACATCTTTTTGGACATGCCGTTGGAAAGATGGAAATGTTTCGTCTTGTATCCGAGTATCCCCACCTCTTCTGTTGATTGTTTCCAAGTGGTCCAAATGATGAAGAATGCCACGGCTGCGAGAATGTATAGAATCATTTATTAGTATCCAACAATTTAAATACATCTTTGATTTTATGAATAATGTTAAACATCTCATCCTTTGTCTGTACACATCTGGGATCTATGATTTCAAACTCAATCTGATAGGACATGGGATCTTCTGCATCCATGTCTTGGGTGTCCCCTATGCATATCGTCATGTCTATTGAAAGATTCTTTCTAATAAATGACATACGTTTCTTTGTTTTTTTCTTGTCCATATCCCTGTTTGTATCCTCTGGAAGTGGAATCTCCTTCGAGACACTGAATCTCACATCGAAGGGGGTATCTTTTATTTTTTTAAAATCTTCATTCTTTACACGTTCCTTGCGTACAAATGTTTCTTCACCCGTGGATTCGTCTACGGATAACCGAACACCATCCGATTCCCTGTAGAATACTTCGTGTTCCATACCGATCACCTTCTCCCAGCCCATATATCTCTGAAGTCCGATCATGACTCTATCAAACGTAGTTTTTCCAACATTCGTGTCGAACATCTTACCGTTAAATTTCCCAAGTCGCATTTCAAGCTCAACATGGGGGTCCTCTTTGTGTTTGAGGAGAAGGGGGTATAACTTGTCGCAAATTTTGTGTACGTCCATTTCGATTTGATAACGCGTGAAAACTCTAAATAACTTAGGTTGATTTTAGATAACATGCATGGTTTCCATAATAACGGAAATACATGTTACTTCAACGCGGCCATTCAATGTCTGCTACACGTGAAAAGTATGTCCGATCATATATTAGAAAAAGAATACAACGGAGAGTGTCAGTTTACGGTTGCATACCGTGAACTCGTCAGGCTCTACCACGGGGAGAAGAAGCCACTGAAGATTGACATCTTTCCACTGCTGAAAACGTTTCACAAATCTTTTCCAAGATTCGGAACACCTCAACCTCACGATGCACAAGATGCGCTCTTCTGCATCGTGGATATTCTTGAGGTTTCTTATCCATACATAAAGACCCTCTTCTACGGGGACCGAAAACAGGAAACTATATTTCCAAATGGAAAAAAGACCCTCGTAGAACCCTTCAGTATGTTATTACTCCACGGAAAGTCCGGTGAGAGTGTAGATGTCATGGTCAGAGAGAGTGAACAGTGGCACACCCTCTCGGATTACGTGGATGACGACGGGAAAACGCATCACGTGGCAACCACACGAACAAGCATCACGAGGTATCCCCCTGTTTTGTTCGTGTCGTTCGATAAAAAAGTCCGGGTGGTGGCGGACGACGTGTTGGACAGATACGAAGTGATCGGAAGCATTATTCATGTCGGTAGTCAATACGGTGGTCATTACATGTCTATGTGTAAGCTAGATGAATCGTGGGTACTCCAAGATGACACGTCACTTTCATTAGTAGATTTTCCAAGAGAACAATATCATCACGTACTCATGTACACTTTAAAAACTCCTCCATCTTGATATCCTCTTTTATGTTGACTAAAGTCCTGTAAAATGTTCGGCGACTATTTGGAAAAGTTTTATCGTGGCGACGCTTCAAGGGTTTCCACCACATGGGTTCATCGTCAATCATGTACTGACATTCCACTATGGCATCCTCTTCTATCCATGGGATATCAGCCACTTGATGTTCGAAGAGTTCAGATTCAAATACGAGTTTACCCCGATCTTGTACGTACAAGTGCCACTTATCAGCCATTCTCTTCATTTGAAAATCTATTGTATTCTTCTCTTTGGGTTTCCATTTGAACATGGTCTCGTGGGTACCCGTCTTGACCCAAGTCTTGATGGGTGTGAATATGAGACCATCCATTTCCTGTGTCACTGTGGGGAGGTAGTCGTTCATGAAGGTGTTGAAGTCATCCAATAGATGGAATGTTTTTATTTGTAACTTGATGGGATCATATTTCAGGACAGTCAATTGTTTCATCAACTCTTCAATATTTTTCAGGCGTTCGAGAAAATCAAGATGTCCCACACCCTTCCCGGATACGATGAGTGCGTCATAAATCATAAATACTTTATCATCGTAGAGTTCACCCTCGAGTATCGTACCGTTACCTTCGTACACACACTTTCTGAAATTCAAAGGACATTTGAACATATCGAGGGCTCGATTCAGGCAGACACATACTTTCCTATTTTCAAACATGAAAGCCATGAGCATGCATCGCACACCGTCAGTCTTTTCGCATACGACGTAGGGTTGAGACCGAAGTACGTCAAAGTGGCGGTACTCTATGGACACGGGTTGACTACCGGGAAAGATACCCGGTTTTGTCCCCCAATGTTCCTCCATATATGAAATCGCATATTTGTAAAGGGGGTCGTCACGATTTACAAATAGACGTTGCATTATTATAGTTGAAGTTTTTGTTTTATTCTTTAAGTCGCTTTAACACCACTAGAGTTTATGATGTTTCCTATACACTCGTGAGAGTAGGTATGGGTGAGTCTGGCTGCTGTGAACGCGACGATCTTCACTCCGTGTTCCTTGAATTTGCTAAACATGGTACTCAACTTAGGATGGATTTTGTACACACCGGTTCTCTTGTCCCGAATGGATTTGAGAACGGGTTTAGTCATGAGTACCCACGCCTTCGCCTCGGTTTGTTTCACGGAATATATGTCACCGGTAATCTTCGCGATGACATCCGTGTCGAATTCCAAACCCATCTGCTCGACGGGCTCTTGGTAGTCCTCGTTCACCTTCTTTTTGAAAGTCTCCCAGTTTATACCCTCCTTCACACCTGGAAACACGACCACCCCGTATCCATCATTTTTGGATATAACAATTTGCATGGATTCATCATCCACCTGAATACCAAAGTCTATGAAAAATATTCTGTCGTGTGTCTTCATGAACCTATGAATAGTCTCTGATTTTTCAAATGGATCGTCATTCACGAATGTGACTTCATTCTGAACCATACCATTTTGAATACACGCGATGTTAAATCGGAGAATGGTATGAAGAGTCTTCACATGACAGGCATGTCCCCGAGTCACGATAATAGTAGCAATCTTCATGTTTGACAATTATGTGCTTCTAAGCCTTAAGCCTATGTTTGAGACTACCCGAGAATGGAATATTACCCACGTGTCCCAAAGTCGTGTTACAATCGGCGAAAATCTTTCCACCCATCTGTTGCCACCGCCTACAGAATGCGTAGTCTTCTGAAAGGTATCTCTTCGTGTCTGGATCAATCATACAGTCAAAAAGAGCGCAGTACTCATCAAAGTCTCTATTCTGGTGATCATTCTTACATGTGAGAGTATCCTTGTAGTGTTCATGCATCCTCTTCATGGCATCGCGGCTGATCATCATGAAACCCGTGGGTCCATCGAGTACTTCCACGAATCCATTCACGACCGACCTTTTTTGGGCACCGATATTCACCACGAGACTGGATGAGAGCATAGCCATGTCTCGTTCATCCTTATTCTTCACGGCATTTTTAGCCTGATCCCACATGATCACCTTCTTGGGATACACCGCCACGGACACGTCGTGACCAGATTTGAGAAGGCGCACAACCCCCTCGGGGTCGAAATCGACATCGGCGTCTATAAACATGAAATAATCACAATCAGTTTTCTGCATGAATCTTCCTACGGAAACGTTGCGCGCACGGTGGACGAGGCTTTCATTTTCGGTCGTATCAATCATGAGCTGAATACCCTCTTTGAGGAGACGTAGCTGAAGCTTGATGAGACTTTGCATGTATTTATCGAGGCATAATCCCCCGTAACAGGGTGTACTCAGAAAAAGTTTCATTAACTATTACACGTGACTATCCTCTAAATGGCGTTTAGCTATGGTTAAAATTTTATTCAATGTCGGAACTGATACCGAACATTTTTCACAAATAGATGCTTTCGTCACGGAATCACCCAACACTAGGAAGATGATGGCCGTCGCCACACTATTCGGAGATTTGCTCATCAGGTCTACACACGACTCCAAATCTGAACAGAGTTTGTTGCACTTGAATCTTTGATCCCGTGTAACATCGAATGCGTTGAGAAGTCTTTGCATTACGTTGAAAGGTTTCGTCACAAAGTTTTTATCAGTCTTTTCCTCTTTGATAGTATCTGTAAACATCTGAGTGGTGCGACTCAGGTCTTTGCTTTGAATACCAAACATATCAGCAATCTCTTTCGTGGTTCGAGGAATCTGCGCGAGGCGACAGGCATACAGTACACAGTTGGCCTTGATACCGGAACGAACAGCTCCTCTCGTGAGTTTACCTTCGTTAAACTTTTTGTACATCGTTTTCGCATCCTTTAATACGGTGTCGGGTAGCGATGAACATGCTTCATCTATATCTTTGTATGCATGAAACAATGAACGATCTTTGTGATTCATCGAGTTGTGAAAGTTAATCTTCGCCATGCGTTTCGTTTCGTATGTCGAGGAATATTTAGTTGCAATGACTGTCCCCTTACCCCACGAATCCGAAAATAATTCGTGGTTCGCCGACGGCATGGCGCACCTGGAGGGGTCCGATGCCTTCCCGTCATCCGTCACACCACTGGTCCATTCTGCAGTTTCATCAATGTATACATGATCTACGGTACCACACTCCATGCATACCATACCCTCTCTAGTGAGGATCTTATCCCCTGAACAATATGAGCATAATCTATTATCCACTGACTTTATAGAAGGTTTTTGAAGAAGACGGTCCAGGTCGGACCAAATAGTAGTCAGTGTTTCTGTATCCATTATATTTTGAAAATGTTTTTTTACAAATGTTTGCCCGCACTTAGGTTAAAATTGTACATTGTCCATCTGAACCCTGACCCTAGCTTCTATGTCGTCGATGGTTTTTTTAAATTTTTTAGAACCTTCGCTGTTCGGCTGCCATTCGTTCCATGATTTGTCGATGTCCCTATGATCAGGTGGAAGTTCACACTCTTCGTCCGAAACCACAAAATCCCTGAGATCGCTTCCACTGTCATCAGACTCGTCGTAAAAGGTACTCTCGTCACCTGAGTCTACCTCACTCTTCAGAACATAACGTTCTTCTGACACGTGTTCAAACACTGACTGACCATCTGGCCAGTGTTCACAGATGCTCTCTGCTCTGAGAATATTCACCTCCGACTCCAGGGCGTAGACCCTCGCCCCCTTGTACACGAGACTCGTGTCTACATAGTAGTTGACCTCGAGGTAATCCAGGCGGTTGTCCACGACTCGTGCATACAGTTCATCTTCTACGTCGTCAACTATGACGGATACTTTTATCAGATCTCCTGTTTGAATTTCAGAAAAGGTAATCATGCCTAAAGATTCTTGACAAAAAATATTCATAGCTATTAACACACGCCATGGGTATTGAAATTCTTTCCAAAGAGGGATGCAAATATTGTGATTACGCTGAAGATTTATGTAAGAGTTTAAACCTTGATTATACACGAACATATGTTACCAAAGAAGTATTGAAAGAAAGATGTGGGTCTCAGGCGTCAACCTTTCCTCAAATGTTTGTGAACAGTGTGTACATCGGTGACTACTTCGCCTTTCAAGAGTACGTGGAGGAATCCGAACCCATACTCCTCCCCACCCTCAATAGGTTTACCGTGTTTCCCATCGAATACGAGAACCTATGGGCGCTCTACAAAAAGGCACAGATGTCCAATTGGACTGCTGAAGAGGTTGATGTATCCAACGACATGGACGACTGGAAGTCTCTCAGTGATAACGAGAGGCATTTCATAAAGTATATTTTAGCCTTTTTCGCTGGTTCGGATGGCATAGTATTTGAAAACATAAACAATAATTTCGCCGATGAGGTACAGATCACCGAAGCGAGATCCTTCTATGCCTATCAGTCACATAATGAAATGGTTCACGGAGAAACATACAGTAAACTCATCGATAAATACATTCGTGATGGGGCGGAAAAGAAGGCGTTGTTTCAAGCTATCACCACCATACCTTCCATAAAAGAAAAGGCGAAATGGGCTATGAAGTGGTTCGATGCTTCTAGACCCTTCGCCGAACGCCTCCTGGCGTTTGCATGTGTGGAGGGTATATTCTTTTCGGGAAGCTTCTGTGCCATCTTCTGGTTGAAGAAGCGTGGACTCTTACCCGGTCTCTGTTTCAGTAACGAACTCATCAGCCGCGATGAGGGGCTGCACCTCGAGTTTGCCATCGAACTTTTCAAACTTTTGAAAAATAAACCATCGCAAGAGACTGTTCACGAGATTGTGAAGGAAGCCGTCGCCATAGAAAAATCATTCATCTTAGAGGCACTTCCCTGTAGTCTCATAGGTATGAACTCCGAAAAGATGTCCACCTACATAGAGTACGTGTCTGACAGGATGCTCAAACAGTCGGGGTTCGATAAAATCTGGAATGTACAAAATCCCTTTGATTTTATGGAAAATATTTCCCTTGATGGAAAGACAAATTTTTTTGAAAAACGAGTCGGCGACTACGGAAAGATAGATGACGATACCACAAACGTCGCGTTCGATGAAGATTTTTAAGGTGTGATCACCACGTTACTCCCATCGCTGCATGAGCAGGTGACGGCCCCCTTGGTAGCACTTTTTTTCATGACCGGTGCTGGTGAGTCTATGTCGGCGTTTATGTCCATGGGTGCGAACATGACACCACTGTCAGATAAATCGTAGGTCTTTTCGGTCATACCCGGTTGAGGAGAGGGCATGTCAGCCATGCGAGGCATTGGACTGGGGCCCATCATCATCTCACTGGGACCCACGACGACAGGGGCTTCTTCGGGTTCATAGGGGGCATACGGCTCCTTCTTTATGTTCATCATTCCCCACGTGATCAACATGAAGACGACCGTGTGAAGAATGAGACCGGCGGTGGTGGGGCATCCGTTGGGACCCGACACCCAAGAGCCGAGGATGGTGCGCATGAGACGAAACGTATCGGGGTTCGCCACGATGAAGAAGAGAATCGCGGACATGAGAGAGATGATGAACTTCTGTTCCTGCTTTTGACCATTGCAGCCACAACCACAATCTTTGAACATTCCCATTTTGTATACTCTAGACTGAGAAAAAAACTTACTTAAAGTCATCCCGCCTATAGTATGTATAACAAGCAACTATGGCTAACATCATCCAGCGTTTCGAGCAATTTGATCCCTCCTCCGTCGTTCTCTCCAAGATGAAGAAGAACAAAAACGGTGGAAAGACTGTATACATCAACGCACAAGGCAACAAGAAGCTCTACCTTCAGCTTCCTTTCATGAGATCCCCTTTCGGCCTGAGTGCCTTCACTGACGAAGCCACCAACAAAACGTCTTACTCCCTCGACCTGTCCTTCGATCGCGACAACGAAGCTGCTACCCAACTCATGGAGAAGCTTCAAGCGCTCGATAACAAAATCATCGAGACCGTCGCGGCTAATTCCAAGGAGTGGCTCGGCAAGCCTTACAACATCGAGGTCATCAAGGAGGCGCTCTACAAGCCACTCGTTCGCGCTGGTAAGGATGATTATCCATCCACACTCAAGCTCAAGCTCATGACGAAGCCAGATGGTGAGTTTATGGCTGAAGCGTACAACATGTCCCACGAGCGTGTTTCCGTTGATAGCATCGAAAAAGGTCAGAAGTGTATGTGCATCGTTGACTTCAATCAGGTGTGGTTCATCGACAACAAGTTTGGTGTGAGCGTCAGGGTAGCTCAGATTCTCTGTGAGCAGTCTGCCAAGCTCCCTTCCTTCGCCTTCCAGGGTGTCGAGCCTGCTGAATCTTCTACCGATGAGGAAGAAGACTTTGGTGAGATTGACGAATAAAATATTAGTATATAGCAAATGATAAAAAATAGAATTAAAAAGGTAGTCAACGAGCGTTCTTGTAATATGAGAGATAAGTTTAATGTCTATAATCAAATCGGTAAGGGGCAGTACGGTAAAGTTTAC